AGTCAGGCTGCAGATACAAGTGCCTCTGCCCGTCAGCAGGCAATCGTTGACCTAGTACAAGGTGGCGAAGAGTTTACCATCCGTGAAGAGAACAAGTACATGGATGCTATCTATAACCGTATTGCAGAAGATGTTAGAAAGGCACAGGCGTAATGGCAGACCCAAGAGTACCGCAAGTCCAATCGCCTGAGGATAAGTTACGCCAATATGGTTTGGCTATCTACCAAAATGAGCAGATTATTAAGTCTGCCAAAGTTGGTAGCCCTGAGTACAAAAAGGCTGATGCAGCCCTTAAGCAACTTCGTATTGACTTCAAAAAAGTTAACGATGAGATAAATGCATCTCGCAATAAAACGCGTGCTGCTGCTCGTGCCAAAGAACTTCAAAAGGCTAAAGATGCACAGACTCGTGCCGAAGCACTCAACGACCAAGAGGCTGCTAATAAGGCCAAGAATAAAATTACTGAACTTGAGGGCCAGCAGGCTAGCGAGGACCTTGGTAAGAGCGATTCTAGTGCAAGTGGTTATGTAGGAAGCGGAACTAAAGACAAGCCATTGATGCTCAATGGTGAGAACTATTCTGGAACCTACAAGGGAAAGACATACAAAAACGGTATTGTTGTTGAGGGAACTTCTAGTGTAAAAGATTCAGATGGCGATGGAATCCCAGACACAGTAGATGCAACTCCAAACAAAAAAACTCCTCGGCCTACTGGTACTGATGGAGATAAGGGGAAGCAGACTCCTTCTGACGAGACTCCTGGGCAAGATGTTAAGGAACTATGGGTTTCATACCTTCGCTCAACCTTTGCAACACTTGAGGATAAGACTCAGAAGGCTGAGATTGATGGACTTCTAAAGCGTGCAAAGACTGAGAAGTGGGATGAGAACACCTTTATGGAAGCCCTTGAGGGCACCGTATGGTGGCAAACAACCCTTCCAAGTATGCGCCAGTTCTTCTTAGATACACACGATAAGCGCAACGCTTCAACCTTTGCTGAAAAAGTCAAGAACACAATGGACTCCATGCTTGGTAAGTTGGAGACATTGGGTATTCAACTCAAGCAAATTGACCCTACAACTGGCAAGGTAACTGATAACTCAGAGTATCTCAAGGGCATCGCTATGAAGGCGATTGAGAACAACTGGGATGATGACCAGTTAGAGAACTACCTTTCAACCCAGGGAAGCATTGTATTCTCTGGTGGCGGAACCCTTGGTTCTTATTATGACCGCGTTGCACAGCAGGCATTTCTCTATGGTGTGCCACTAGATGCGACCATGAAGCAGACTATTAACACATCATTGCTCGACCCAACAGATGGTCGTGATGTAAACTATTGGCTTAAGACAGTAAAAGATATGGCTTACGATGCACCACAGAACAAGCCTTTCTTGCCTGCGCTACAGCAGGGTCGCAATCTTTATGAGGTAACAAATAGTTACCGCCAGCAAATGGCTAGCCTTCTTGAGGTTGATTCAACAGCCATTACATGGAATGACCTAATGGGCAAGGTAATTGACGGCAACTCTGGCAATGCTCGTACCTTTTCAGACTTTACTAAGCAACTTAAGCAGGACCCAATGTGGCAGTACACACGAAACGCTAAAGAAACATACAGCAATACAGCACTTGATATTGCCAAAATGTTTGGATTTATGGGGTAACGCATGGCAATGACTAGAATTGAGTGGAACAACTTACAAAAAAGACTTCCGCCAAATGAAAGAGAATCATACGAGGCATACCTTGCAGCGATAGGTCCTGCAGCAAAGATAGAACCTGCTCCAGTCATTACTATAGATACCACATTAACAGACCTTCAAGAGCCTATTACAGGTGATGGCAAGATTGTTGGCACAGGTGAAATGGATTTGGGTCAAGGCGAGGACCCAGATGTTAATCCAGAAACCGAAGATGTAAAGCCACAAACATTTTCCTGGACAGACCCAGAGACTGGTGCAACAAGAACTTTTAATAGCGCTGCAGAGTTAAGCGCATTTGTTTCTTCATGGGCTGTAGGTGCAAATGCTCGTGCTTCTGACAGGGCTAGAGCAGAGACTGATAAGGCTAAGGCAGATGCTCTTGCAGCAGAGAAAGACCGCCAAACCGCACAGCGCCGTACAGCACAGCAAGAGTTTCGCGCTTCATTGTCTGAGTTTGGTCTAGGTGATTTGGCTGATGTGGTTGATAGATTCATTAGAGATGACCTCAGCCCTTCACAGATTAAGTTAGAACTGCCTAAGACAGAGGCTTACAAGATGCGCTTTCCTGGTATGCAGGCTTTGCGTGAGGCAGGTCAGGCTGTATCAGAGGCTACATATATCTCAATGGAAAAGGGCTACCTACAGACCCTTGCTGCTTATGGCTTGGAGCCAGAAGTCCTTGGAAGCCGTAAAGAACTTGGCACCTATATTGCTAACCTAGTTAGCCCTCGTGAGTTTGAAGAGCGAGTCAACCTTGCTGCAACTCGTGTCAAGGATAACCCAGATGTTATTGCACAGTTCAAGACTTTCTACCCAGAGGTAGATAACAACGCTTTGACTGCATACCTATTGAACCCTATCAAGGGTATGGATGTTATTAAGAAGCAGGTTCGCCTTGCTGAGATTGGTGCTGCTGGTTTATCTGCAGGATTTAAGACAGCGGTATCTATGCCAGTTGCCGAGGAACTTCGCGGTGCAGTTGGTGAGCAGGATTACCAGACAATCCAGCAATCCTTCGAGCAGGCCAAGTATCTTGCAGACCAGCAATCACGATTGGCTCGTATTGAAGGTACTGCCTACTCAGAACTTGAGGCAATCAGAGGAACTGTTGGTAAAGATATTCAAAGCCAACTTGCTTCACAGAAGCGTGCCGAGCGTGAATCAGTTACACGCTTCGGTGGTCGCTCTGGTGTGACAAGCACATCGCTTAAGTCCAGCGACCTCATATAAAGAATCCCCACCCTGACCGACCAGCCCAGGGGGGCGTATAAGACTGGGAGCAATAGCCAATGTGGTTTCCCCGAACTGCATTGTGGATTGCGAATACAACTAACAAAGGGAGATAGGTAGATGGCTACCAACTATGAATACGATGACGAAGATGATGACACCACTCAAGACAGTGGTATCACGCAACTCCGCAAAGTAAACCGTGCGCTGGAAAAGCGTGCAAAGGAACTAGAACAGGAGTTGTTAGGTCTTAAGTCACAGACCCGTCAGCGTACTGTCAAGGATGTGCTACAAGCAAAGGGATTGAATCCAAAGATTGCAGCCTTCGTACCAGGGGATATTGATACTTCGGAAGAAGCAATCACCCAGTGGATTAACGAATACGGCGATGTATTTGGTGCAACAACCCAGGCTGAATCTCAGCCAACACAACAGTCTCAGGATGTGACTGCTCAAGCAAGAATCAACAACATGGTTGCAACAGGTCAGGCTCCAAGCCTAGACGGTGATTCCATGTCAAGAGTTCTTCAAGCAAAGTCACGCGATGAACTAGATGCACTCCTTGGTTTGTAATTAACCCAACCAACTAACCAATCACCAGGAGGTGAACCCACATGGCATATACAGATACCTCGTCTATGGCTGGTCTTGTCAAGACCGCTTATGACCGTTATGTAGAATTTGCCCTCCGCGATACGCCGATGATTCGTGCAGTAGCGGACAAGCGCCCAGTTCAGCAGGCGATGCCAGGTTCAAGCGTTGTATTCTCACTTTACAATGACTTGGCTGCAGCAACTGCTGCTCTCTCAGAGACAACCGATGTAGATGCAGTAGCACTACCAGATGTTTCTACAGTATCAGTAACTCTCAACGAACAGGGTAACGCAGCACTTGCAACCCGTAAGTTGGAGTTGCTCTCACTCTCAGATGTTGACCCAGCAATCGCTGACATCATCGCTTACAACATGGCTGACTCACTTGACGACATTGCACAGCAAGCGCTCGTCAACGGCACCAATGTTATCTACTCAGGTACAGCAACATCAACACTAACAGTAACAGCAGGTATGACAATCACATCTGCTAACCTTCGTAAGGCAGTTGCTAAGTTGCGTACAAACAAGGCTGTTCCTCGTGCAGGAAGCCTCTACTGGACAGGTATCCACCCAGAAGTTTCACACGACCTTCGTGCTGAGACAGGCAATGTCGGCTGGCGTGATACCCACTCACACACAGATGCATCACTT